CGTTGGAGGTACTAATGGTGCTGATGGTGGAGGCGGCGGAGGCGGCGGCGCTGGAAATGTATATATTGTTGCAAAGACCTTTACAGATAATGGTGCCACTTTTACAATGAATGGAGGTGCTGGTGGTAATCCAGTACATACTGGTGACGGAGCCGCTGGTAGAGCTGGTGTTAAAGTGTTATTAAAATTGTCGTAGGAGAAAATTAATGGTTGATTTTCAATTAGAAGGATACGATGAAGCTCAATATGTGTCGGTCCATATTCCAAGATATTTTGTCAAAAATGGAACAAAACAGGATAAAATACTGGGATTATACCAGTTAGGGTTTAAACCAAAAGATGATTTTTGGGCTACAAAGGATGATGATGGTCCTTATATTGCATGGTGGACAAAACGAGTAGAGTTTCCAGATGATGAGACTTTGTATGCTGCTGCTATTGAATGGGGAGAAAAACAAAAGTTAATTGATTGCATTTATAAGAGAAAGCAAGAATATCCTACTATTGAAGAATTGGTGGTAGCATTGTATGATACTGAAGATAAGCCAGCAATTAGTGCAAAACGAGCGGCCGTGAAAGCAAAATATCCTAAACCGGAGTAAATATAATATGAAACAAACTGTGACAGAAAAATTGAACGAAGTACTTGATATTGAACCGACACCATCAGAAGTGGTGGTCAAAGAAGATGTAATCTTTGAACATCCTGATACTGAGTTGGTGACATCATCAAAACGTGAAGAAGATGTGATCTGCGACTATCATTTTAGTCGGAAGAATTACTATAATTTGGTGACCAAAGCTAACAAGGCGATTGACGGTGCATTAGCGGTTGCGAATGAAACGGATTCACCACGAGCCTACGAAGTTGCTGCAGGGTTGATTAAAACAGCATCTGATACGACACGGGAACTTGTTGACCTTCAGAAGCGCGTACAAGATATCGAAAAGGCAGACGAAAAGAAATTAGGTCCTTCTCATGTGACCAACAATACGTTGTTCTTGGGAAGCACCGCTGAGTTACAAAAGTTCCTCAAGAACAAGAATGTAGAAGATGATAAAGAGTTGTTGAATGAGTGAAAAAACTCCAACAACGTATTTGGGGAACCCAAATCTCAAACGAGCGCATGTGCCTGTTGGGTTTTCTGAACATGAAGTCAAGGAGTATATGAAATGTTTAGAAGATCCTATTTATTTTATTGAGCAGTATGTGAAAATCGTGCACGTTGATAAAGGATTGATTCCTTTTAAGATGTGGGATTTTCAACGCAACATGGTTGAGACCTTTGTGAAAGATCGGTTTGTGATTTGTAAGATGCCTCGACAATCAGGCAAATCGACTACGATCATTTCTTATTTGTTGCATTATGTGTTGTTCCATGAAAATGTAAGTGTGGGTGTCTTAGCGAACAAAGGACAAACAGCTCGGGAATTGTTAGGGCGATTACAACTCGCATATGAACATCTTCCAAAATGGTTGCAACAAGGCATTGTCGAGTGGAATAAAGGGAACATTAACCTTGAGAATGGGTCAAAGATTTTAGCGTGTGCCACATCATCGAGTGCGATTCGTGGTGGTACATTCAATATCATTTTCTTAGATGAGTTTGCGTTTGTTCCTAATACATTAGCAGAACAGTTTTTTAGTTCGGTGTATCCGACAATCTCCTCTGGACAAGAAACGAAAGTCTTAATCGTTTCCACTCCGAAGGGGATGAATATGTTTTATAAGATGTGGGTGGATGCAGAAGAAAAAAGGAGCCACTACACTCCCATCGAAGTACATTGGAATAATGTCCCTGGTCGCGATGATGCGTGGCGGAAACAAACGATTGCCAACACATCAGAAGATCAGTTTCGGACAGAGTTTGAGTGTGAATTTATTGGCTCAACACAAACACTAGTGTTGCCCAGTAAGTTACGCACGATTCCTTGGAAGACACCGAAGTATGAGAAAGACAATTTACGGGTGTTTGAGGAGCCGAAACCCAAACATATCTATGCCTTGACTGTTGATACAGCACGAGGACAGGGGAACGACAACTCAGCATTTTCAGTAATTGATATTACTGAATCACCGTATAAACAAGTGGTCGCATATAGTGACCCAAATATTTCTCCATTATTGTTTCCTAACTTGATTAACAAAATAGGAAACGAGTATAATACTGCCTATGTGTTGGTTGAAATCAACGACATAGGGCAACAAGTAGCCGACATTTTGCATCACGACTTAGAATATGAAGAAGTATTGAAGTTGATGATGAAGGGGCGCAGTGGGCAGATGATCGGTGGAGGATTTACTAAACGAGTTCAGTATGGTATTCGCACAACGAAATCAGTCAAAGCAATTGGGTGTGCGAATCTAAAAAGTCTGATTGAAAATGATATTTTGCTTATCAATGATTTTGATACGGTCAAAGAACTGACCTCGTTTGTGACATCTGGGCCATCATTTAAAGCTGAAGATGGAGCCCATGACGATTTGACGATGACCTTAGTACTATTTGGGTGGCTTGCTGCCCAAAAGTATTTTAAGGAGTTGACAGATCAGGATTTGCGGTTGAAAATATATCAAGAACGCATTAGATCAATGGAAGCGGAAGTTATTCCGTTTGGATTTATCGGTGATGAAAACCAATCATCATTCGTTGATGCAGACGGACAACGGTGGGAAACTGTTGATGAAGATGTTGTGAGCAGGGTGTAAAAGCTCATATTTATAAATATTGGCGTAAGTAAGACGGCGTTATGAGAAGCGTAATCAACCAAATATGACAATGAGAGTGTAAATTTAAGAAGGAGCTGACAACATGGCATTTCAACTTAGTCCTGGTGTATTAGTCACCGAAAAAGACTTAACGACTATTGTGCCTGCAGTAGCTACATCTGCTGGGGGCATGGCGGGGACCTTTGCGTGGGGTCCTGCTGAAGAAGTCCTACTAATTGATACTGAGAACCTTTTGAAATCCACGTTCCACGAGCCAGATGCCAACACTTATGAGTGGTGGTTTACGGCTGCGAATTTCTTACAATATGGGAACAACTTACAAGTAGTGAGGACAATCCACGAAACAGCAACAGCGTCCGAGGCTATTCACAAAAACGCAACAACTCATGCCTCGAATGTTGTGTTAATTAAAAATCGAACCCACTATGACGCCAATTATGCAACTGGTCAAGCTAATGTTGGTCGTTGGGCAGCGAAGTATCCAGGCGCCTTGGGTAACAGTTTAAAGGTTGCTTTTGCTGATGCAGGTGCCAACGCGTCTGTTTATAATGCGTGGACCTATGCAGCGAATTTTGATGACCGTCCAGCAACGTCAGATTATGTATCTAAACGTAGTGGTAGCCTTGATGAACTCCATGTAATCGTAATTGACGAAGATGGTTTGTTTACGGGTACCGCGGGTACCGTGTTAGAACGATATCCGTATGTATCAAAGGCAAGCGACGCACGAAAAGATAATGGTGAAGGTAATTATTATGTTGACGTAATTAACAACCTATCAAGGTATATCTATTGGATGGATCATGCCCATACGAGTTGGGGTGCTGCCGCTGGTGGGACTACATTTGTTAGCTTTGGAGCGCAAAATGGAGAATCATTAACTGGTGGTGTTGATGCAAACAATCAAGTTACCGCGGGTGATTTAAATACGCAAATAAGTAAATTTGCGAACGCTGATGAAATTGATATTCAACTATTCTTAGCTGGTCCAGGTCGACCACATTCTGCTGCAGCTGCAGGGACGACAAACATTACTCACATGATTAGTAATATTTCAGAAGGAAGAAAAGATTGTATCGTATTTCTTTCTCCTGAATATTCAGATGTTGTGAATGTGACTGATGCAGCGACAGCAATCACGAATACAAACTCTTTACGAGATTCCATTATAGGAACAGGAACTTCATATACGAACGGAACGTCATATGGTGTGATGGACGGTAATTGGAAATACCAATATGACCGATATAATGATGTGTTCCGTTGGATTCCTATGAATGGGGATACTGCGGGTCTGTGTGTTCGGACTGATAACGTTGCTGATCCTTGGTTCTCACCGGCTGGATTTAATCGTGGTCAAGTGAAGAACGTGATTAAATTGGCATATCAACCATCAAAAGCACAACGGGATACGTTGTATAAGAAGTCTGTTAATCCTGTTATAACGTTTGCTGGAGAGGGTACTGTCCTCTTTGGTGACAAAACAATGATGGCAAAACCAAGTGCGTTTGATCGAATTAACGTGCGACGGTTGTTCTTAGTATTAGAGAAATCAATTGCGATTGCAGCGAAATATTCGCTGTTTGAGTTCAATGACGAGTTTACTCGGGCACAATTTAGAAATATGGTGGAGCCGTTCTTGAGAGATATTCAAAGTCGGCGAGGTATCTTTGACTTCAAAGTGGTGTGTGATACATCAAACAATACACCAGAAGTGATTGATCGAAACGAGTTTATTGCTGACATATATGTTAAGCCTGCTCGGAGCATCAACTACATTTTCTTAAACTTTGTTGCAACTAGAACAGGTGTAAGTTTTGAAGAAGTTGGCGGGTAATTGAATAAATACTTGATAGAACGTTTCATCTAAAGAAGGAGAATAACAAATGGCAACATTAAGACTTGCTGATTTTGCAGCCAATATGGCGCAAGGTGGTGCCCGTCCTAACCTATTTCGAGTTGACCTTGATCCAGCTGGTCCTATCTTATCTGGATTAGGACAAAAGTTTAGTTTTTTATGTAAGGCATCTGCCATTCCTGCGTCAACGGTTGGTGTAATACCTGTGCCATTTCGTGGTCGAATTTTAAAACTTGCGGGAGATCGTACCTATGCAGATTGGACGATTACTGTAATTAATGACCATGGATGGACAATACGAAAAGCCTTTGAGGAATGGAGCAATAAGATTAACCACTACATTGACAACGTAAGTGCAGTGGGTTCAGCAGCAGTACGAGCTGGCGAACGTTATACTAATGACGGAACAGTTACTCATCTTGGTCGTGATGGAGGTGTTGTTGCTCAATATCAGATGAAAGATTGTTGGCCGAGTGAAATCGCCGCAATTGATTTATCGTATGAGTCAACAGATGCGATTGAAGAATTTTCTGTGACGTTACAGTACCAGTGGTTCGAGCCTCTCCACGCGGCTCATCAATAATGGATTTTATATAAAGTGACAACGGCGGGAGGGTGACCTCCCGCCATATTCGCAAGGAGAAGCTTCATGGATTTCTTTGGATTTAGAATAGGTAAAATTGACAAAGAGGAAGATGCAAAGAGTAAATCGTTTGCAATTCCTCAACCAGATGATGGTTCATTTACATTACAAACAGGCGGTCATTACGGAGACACGTTAGATTTTGAAGCGGGACTCCAAGCAATCCAAAATGAACCACAACTTATCAATCGGTATCGTGAAATTGCCTTATCTCCGGAAGGAGAAGGCGCGATTGATGATATTGTAAATGAGGCGATTGTTTCTGATGAATGGGAATCGCCAGTATCACTTATTCTTGATGATCTGGACCAACCAGATACGATTAAAGATAAAGTCAAGGAAGAATTTGCGCATATTTTGCGTCTATTAGATTTCAATAGACAGGGACATGAAATGTTCCGGCGTTGGTATGTTGATGGTCGACTCTATTATCACATGATTATTGATAATGACCATCCTGAAAAGGGACTCTTAGAAGCACGGTATATTGATCCACGACGGATACGAAAAGTCCGAGAAGTAAAAAAGGGTACATCAAAGAGCGGGGTGCCTGTTGTTGATGAAGTACTAGAGTATTACATTTATAATGAACGAGGACTTGCTACTGCAACTCCAGCGATGGGACTCAAGATTGCGCCTGATAGTATCTGTTACATTCATTCGGGATTAGTTGATTATCGTAGTCGATTGGTACAAAGTTATTTGCATCAAGCAATCAAGCCGTTGAATCAGTTACGCATGATTGAAGATGCTGTAGTGATTTATCGGTTAGCTCGAGCGCCTGAACGGCGTATTTTTTATATTGATGTCGGGAACCTCCCGAAGATCAAAGCGGAACAATACTTGAAAGACATTATGAACAAGTATCGGAACAAACTTGTCTATGATGCTCAAACAGGTGAGATTCGCGATGATCGAAAACATATGACGATGTTAGAAGATTTCTGGCTCCCCCGCCGAGAGGGTGGCCGAGGAACAGAGATCACGACACTTCCAGGTGGTCAAAATTTAGGAGAGATGGAAGATGTCTCATATTTTCTCCGAAAGTTTTATAAGGCGTTGCACGTGCCTGTCTCTCGTTTAGAGAGCGAAAACAATTTCAATATTGGTCGTGCTGCTGAAATTACACGGGACGAACTCAAGTTTTCAAAATTTGTTGGGAGACTCAGAAAACGATTTGCGGGAGTATTCAGCAAACTTCTTGAGACACAACTGTTGCTCAAGGGAGTTATTACAAAGGAAGATTGGCCAGACTTTCAAGAACATATCCATTACGATTTCTTGAAAGATTCGCATTTTGCTGAACTCAAGCATTCTGAAATTATGAAAGAAAGACTTGGTGTGCTGAATGATCTAGGTGATAATATTGGCAAATATTATTCGCACCGATGGGTGAAAAAGAATGTATTAATGATGAATGATGATGAAATTGATGCAATGACTAAAGAAATGGATAGTGAAAAGCCACAACAAAAACCAGAGAGTGGCGAAGATGAGGAGTTTTGATGGGGAATAAACAGAAGAAACCATCGGGAAAGAAGCCAAAGAAAACACTAGAAAGGATCGCGAAAGAAAAAGCAAAACAACAGAAAGGAGAGTAGCATGGCAAATATAATTGCTACTGCATTACTTTCCGTAATGTTGTTTATGTCGCCTTCAGCATTATTCGCAAGCGAAAGTCTACCAACAGACCATTATGAGTTGCGTGAACGTCCCTGTACGATTGAAGGGGCTATTCATGTAATGGGAGATGAATTAAAT